TTAAAAGTAGCCTTTTCCTTTGTCGTCAATCTCGTCTTTTTCGGTAATGTAATCATCCGGCACTAACCGTATGAACGCATTGCCAATTTTAATTTCCGGGATGTGACCAGCCTTTTCGGCCCCTTTGCAGATTGCGGTTACCTGTCTCGCGGTCACGTCAAGACGCTTAGTCATCGTATTTACCTCTCAAAGCCTCCGGTGCCCGCCCTTGGTTGACGTTGAAAAGTAGAACTCCCTGATGCTGACATCCTCACTCCCTTTCCCGCAGTGCGGCGCGGCCAGAGCGTTCGGCCCAGTACAGAGGAATGGCATCAGCAGCGATATTGAAATAATGGGCAAGAACGGCGATGGCTTCATCTGGTGTGTCTGCTGCTTCCGATACTATCTTCGCCTGTGCCATGATCGAGCCTTGCATGAAGGCGTCCAGAGACATGCCGTCACCAACCGCGAACATGGCGTTTCTCATTGCGAGAACTGCATCTTTCTGGCTCATTTGGAACCGCCTTTCAGGGCTTGGCGACCTTCCACGTCTATGCACGTGCAGCATTCAAACTCAGGGCACGTGTCATCAATAGCCATACCGTCACAATCCATGCAGTAATGCTTGTGATTGCCAGTTAGCGTCCGCATGCGTCGCTCTTCTATGTCCAGAAGCTCTTGCTCTGTATCGGTCAGCTTCATTCGCTCGGCTCCCCAAGTGAGGATGCGTTGAGCATTACGCGCCATAGGCCATGCGGAAGATAAGCCTCTCCTTCGTAATGTTTGTGGGCGCTTTCATACATCTCGCGTGTCGGCTCCTGTAGAGCGGCGAGGATGGTGGAGATTGCGGCTTCTGCACCAGCCAAGCACAGATTGCGTTCCGCGCCATTGATCTGTTGCCAACGAACATCGCGAAGCTGGTCCAATGTGTATGGTGATCCTTCCGGCACAGGGTGGAAAGGTCCGTTGATGGCCTTTGCTACCTTCTCGATGAGTTCCTTACTCGGCATTGCTGGCCCCTTTTTCGTTTAAGCTTAGGTAAATGACAGCAGCCAAGGATAAGCCGACCGCCACGCCGCTAGTGAACAAACCGATAAGGCTGATGATAAGAATGTTGCTCATAGCTTGCTGCCCTCCTTTGCGCGCAAGAGGGCGATCAGAAGGGCGATGGCAGGCAACTTGTGATATCCGTATTGCTCTAGTTCGGCAGGATATGGTTGGATCGAAGGCCAAACGTTTCCTTGGAACTCCACGGCGTCTTCACCGTCATCGCCTTGTGTGATGCCCCAATACCACCCCGGCAACACCCTCTCAGCCAGCGCGATTGCGGCGTCGACAGAGGCGGTGAGTTTCGGTATGGGACCATGGAGCACAGCGCGAGGTTCGCCGGACATAAGATAGCGCCAGATTTCGCCATCCACTTCCCTGTCAGGCGCGTCTAGCTTGGAGAGGCGGGTAATGAGGTCCGTCATGAAATCACCTTCAATTCTCGTAGCAAGCACAGGACGAACGGCGTCAGACTGGTCGCGTCGTAAATCTCGGCGGTCCAAGCTCCGTCCTCGCCTTCATGCTCTTCCTCGACGGGATGGCAGCGCATTGCGTATTCAATGGCGTTGAAGATTTCTGTTTCGCTCGGTTGGCTCATGACGGCTTCCCTCCCAGCACGGCGCGGGCTTTGCGAAGGTCACCAACTGTTATGTTGTCGTTGAAGGATTTTTCACCGTCTTCAATATCCTGATCGTCATAGATATCTGCATCTGTCGCAAACGGCTCCAGCGCCTTTTCAGCAGCCGCGAGCTTGGCTTCGAGGGCTTTGCGCTGCTTCCATACCTTCACGAGCAGTGAGGGATGATCGCCCATATCGACAGAAAACCGCCATAGGTCCGCATCGCATTGGGCTTCGTTGCGTAACTTGCGATCCTTCGACAATTGTTTTTCGCAAGCTGCAAGCTTGGTTTCAGCCTTATCCGCACGGTCAGTTTCTGCGAACCAATGCTGCGTGTTTTTTCTGGCTACTTCGACCAGTGTTTCTGCAGACAGGCTGTCGAGATAGCCGGGAGCATCTTCACCGCCAGTAATGGCGTAAGCCAGCTTGTAACGCTCGTCTTCCAACTCCTTAACCCGCGCATCCTTCTCAATACAGCGCTTGGCAAGCACTCGACATTCAGCGTCTAATTCTTTCTTCTCCGCCCGTTCCGCCGCCAACTCGGCTTCTGCCTTCTCAGCTCGTTCCTTCCATCGCAGAAGGCCGCGATGCATAGTGTCTTTCAAGCTTTCTTCATTGGTGGCGCGCTGGCTTGCTTCCACATACCGTGCCCGTTCCGCCGCCAATAGCTCCTCAGCCTGCGAGCGGAAGCAGACAGGTTCCGTGAACACGCCTCCGGATGTGCTGGTAACAGATGCATGATCCATCTGGCCGTCCATGACCATCTGGAGTGAACCGGGACTACCGTATCCGATCGTCTCCAGTCCCGTATCTGTATCGGCAGGCAGCAAACCTTTATTCTGCAGGGATTTCCGTATCAGCTTGTAATGTTTCCTATCTCCTGCCTTTAGATCGGCAGGCGCGGGGCGGGTTCTGATACGTTTGCAGCGTTCCGCCGCACCCATACTGCATTCACAGTGCGGGAATTTGCAGTACTCACTCGCCATGACGGTCGTGGGGCGAGGCATCACTGGAGAATTCATACCGCGCTCATCCCTGCTCAGACCAACGTTACCACGCACCCATGACTGGCGCTGTTCTTCCAGCATTTCTGCCTGTTGCTCTGGCGACAAGGCGTTGAATGCAGCAACAGCTTTCTTCAAAAGGTCTTCACTCGCCATGACGGTCGCCTCCTGATGGGTGGGTGGCCGTATCGACCGCTTTGTATATTTCGTTGCCGAGTTTCTTGATGATGGCGTTGCGCTGACTGTCGGTGACGTAGCCGCGAAGGCGCAGGCGAAAGAGTGCTTCGCTGTCTTTCTGGAAGTGTTCGGCCACATCATCCGGCAATTCGGGAAACTGCTCTTTAAATGTTGGCGCACCCCAACCGAATGTGATTTGCTTACTCATTCCGCGCCCTCCGATGGTGCAGAGGGGAGAGTGACATGTGACCAAGTTTCTCCACTCAGCAACCTAAGTATTGTTGTTTTGTTGACAGCATACTTCTTGGCGAGTTGCCTCGATGAAACCCCGCGAGACGCTAGTAGTCTTATTTCTAAGACTTTGCCTGCGTCTAATTTAGCAGAACTTGTTTTCTCCCCAATTCTACGAGGTAAGCTTACAGAGCCAAAATGATAGCCGTGGTACCTGTTTTGAGAAGGTGTTACCCATTCAAGGTTATCCACTCTCGCGTTTGCTCTATCGCTATCAATATGGTTCACTTCTGGAAGTGACATGGGGTTAGGAATAAACGCTTCCGCGACCAAGCGATGAACGCGTACAGTTGCCCTTCTTCCGTTCGAAAGATCAGACAGAGTTACTATAAGGTATCCCGTGCTATTTTTGCGCGGCGACAGAATGCACTGACGAAATCGTTGAGTTGATCCATCTTGGCGGGCAATGAGGCGGCTAATCGAGCGCACCTGTCCAAAGTTTGACACTTCGTAGATACCTTCCCATCCAACAACAGACTTCCAAATCTCAGTCATTCTTGCCTCCTTCGACGGGAGGGAGGGGGAGAGGACGCCAGTGGGTGGGCTTGGTGCAGAAATCTTCTTTGACTGTGTACGCAATCCAAGAAAACATGTTGTCATCAGCACTGATTAATTCGATGTTCCCATCGTCATAATGGACCAGTATCGCATTATTGTTCGGCGCACTCTCAATCGGCATCCACCCATCCCCCTCGACCAATTTACCGGCGTCGGCATGGCCCGGGGAGGATAGAGACGCGAGGGCGATATCGATATGGTCGATGACGTGCGGCGTGGACGTGACGCAAAGTCCATTTTCATCGGCGCACTTAATCCATGCCTGTAGCTCATTCTTTGCTACTTCAAGAGCATCTACCAACGCCAGCTCACGCGCTGCGGATGGCTGAACGTCGCCATTATGACCAGAACCGCAGCAATACGGGCAGTCCAAATCTGGGTTACCTTCTAGCTGTGAACCGTCATTGAGGAACCCGTGCGCTGTACCCTCTCGGATTTGCTTCATGAGTTCCTCACGCGCTGCGGATTGACAATCACTGAGAGCGTACTTGCCCGCACATGGAACAGGCGGATTGTCGTCCGGGTGGCAAGTGCACGGACGCGCTGCGGATGGCTCAAGCGCGGAGAGGATGCGAGCGGAATAATCGGCCTGTGCGGCGGCTTTGGCGGCTTCTTCCGATGTGAATACAGAATGAGTTTCCGGGGCATGATCGAGCCAGAAAGCCCACGATCCTTTTGGCGTTGTGCTGCAAGCGACATACTTCATGCCAGGCATCGGTTGGGCGATGTCTACGACGCCCTTCGTCCACTTCAGTTTTTTTACGACAGTCATATCTGCACCTCGTCAGGGAAGTTGAGAGTGGCAAACTCGCCATGAAGAGACCTTGCAGCAGCGTCATAAGCCCGCGCTGCGTCCACTTCGTTCTTGAAATTTCCGAGGCTTACTTTCCCGCCGCGCCCATTGGAAATGCGAGCAGCCCACGCCTTATCGCGCTTCACCCAGCACACACCGCGATAACCAGAGGCTTTGTTCGTCTTGGAGTAATTACGGCTGTTTTCTGCAATGGTGCAGTTGCGTAGATTAACAATGCGGTTGTCAGATGGATCGCGATTTATGTGATCTATGACCTGCGGGTCTTCACCATGGACAAGCTTCCAGATGACACGATGCGCCTGATAATTTAGCCAATTGATCTTCCCATGCCGGTAACCAAGTTTATCCGATGACGTAAACGCCTCTTTACCGGCGTAACGGCTGTTAAATTGCCGTGCGGCCCACTCCCGTCTTGTCGGGTCTATGCCCTTCATTTGATGGGCTTGACGCTCGCGCCAAAATAATTTGCCCGTCTCCGGCTCATACCGCAGCAATGTGCGCAGTTCGTCTTGGCTAGGCAGAGCCTTCACAGGACGCTTCACAGCTACTTGCACGGAGAGGAATGGGAGAGCGCTGAGATAAGCCCGAATTGCCCGCTCCATGTCGCGGGTCGTATTGGCATACAAAGGATCATTGTCGGCACGAATGGCTTCAAATTCCGCGTCCGTTACCTCGGGCGCAGTAATCCGAGCGCACTCGCGTACGGCGGCAATGACGGCATTCGGGTCGAGTTGGACTTCCGCCTTCACGGCTTCTTGCGGTAGGGTGGTCATGGGTGCGATCCTCCGACAACTTCTCCGGTGCGACGGTCAACGACCTCGCCCGATATGAGCTTCTTGAAGCGGGAGTTCTTGGAACCGGCCATTGAAGGCTCTTTCCTGATCCCGCGATGCTTTTTCCTGATCTTGTTGACCTTGGATCGAACCGTGGCTTCTGCCTTGGTTTTGCGCTTGTGCGCGGTATCCAAGACAGCCTGAAGGTTTCCTTCCCGGTTATCTCCACCCAGCCAAAGCGGAATGATATGGTCGTATTCAACCTTATCGCCTGGTTTGAACTGGTGTCCGGTGAGGGCGCACTTGTCGCCCTGTCGGTCTCGTATCCGGTCTTTCACCTTGTCCGGGGGCATGGAGTTGTCGGACTTGCCGACCCATTCAGGTACGGTCCGCATCACTCCACCTCATCTACTTCTGCCGGATCGATACCGACAATCCCGCAGGTGTAGGTAATAGCCGCATCCAGGTCAGCTTCGTTACGGCATACCGATGTGAAGGATAGTGCAATCGTTCCAGCCTTGTCCTTGGCAAGCTGTGACGTGAAGGTATCATCGTGTCCCTTGGCAGTATTGACGATCACCGATGGATCAGAACCGACGCCAGCAATGCACTGCTTGATGAAGTTCTTCAGCGCGGCTCGGTCTTCATTGGTCAGGCGTGGCGCTTGTTCCTGCTCCACGTCCTCAGACGCACCCTGTTCGCCCGTAAACGGCTCGCTGGAAAGCGTCTTAAGCTGGTCGGTCACAAACTCCCGGTTGAAGCCTTCGCCGCTCTCAGCGCCCTTGGAAATCGATTTTGCATGGGCCAGACGTTCACCGACATCACCGCCGCCAGCTTCCATCTGGTCAGAGCGCATCTGGTCAGAAGCTTCGGCAACTGACTTGAGCGTGTCTTTCAGGTTGGCCAGACGGTGCTGATCGGCCTTTTCGAGATTTCCCCACCACGTCGATAGAGATTTCATCCCGCCATTTGCAGCCTGCATTCCGGCGCGCTTGGACATCTCGAAAGCTTCGTCAATGTCCTTGCCGGTATCACTCCAGCCGCGAACCGCCTCACCGATCTTTGGCGTGATCTTGCTGCCTTCAGGGAAGGCATGAAGCAGGTCGCCGGGGCATTTCAAGATTGTCGGGATATGATTGCCTTCCGCCAGCATCAGCGAGACGGTCATTTCATAGATGAACATCTTCTCCTGAACGACGACGAAGCCTTCATTCACGATCTCGTTCTTGCCGTTCGCGCCCTTGGCCTGAACAACCTTTTCCTTCACACGGCAGCAGAAAATCAGGTGAGCGCGGGTTTGCAGAAGCTCGTTCATAAGCTTCTTGTGGCCTGCCTTCGGCTTTGCCCAGCAATGCAGTCCGGGACGTTTGCTCGACTGTTCAATAGCTTCAGCCTGCTCCAGAACGCCGCCTGTGCCTTCCCATTCGTGAGAAATGCTGTCGATGATGATGGCAGTATATCCAGCCTTCTCGAAAGCCTTGATCGCTTCGATGTATCGGGCTGACGTGAAAGGCGGGTCAAGATCGATCACGTCAAAGCCGCCCGCCACATCCGCGTAGAAGCGTGAGCGCTTGTTCTCGGTATCGATGAAGCCGATCTTTCCTTCTGGGCCTACAAGACCCCGAGCATAGAGCAGGGCGCTATAAGTCTTGCCAGAGCCAGAAGGGCCAGCAATCGACGTGAGCGTGAATGTCTTTTCGCGTACTGCACGTTCTATTCTCATGATTATGCTGCCTCCGCAGGGATCGAAGGTTCGTTCTCGATCTGCTTTTCAAAGAAATCGGATGGGGAAGCGGTCAGGCCGGAACCGTAATAGGTCGGCCACACACCAGTGCTTAGGCATTCCGCCAGAATATCCAGTGCGGCACGGTTTTGACGTGCGCCAAGCCAGACATATTGAGCGTCCACCGGCTTGATATTGTAGGCGTAGGGCCTCTTGGTCTCGACAAACAGAAGCACATGATCAGTGACCCGCCGACGTGTAAGAAGCTCCAAAGCAGAGCCAGCAAGAGCCATCTGCATGTGGTAGTTGAACTTCTTGATAGAGGTCAGGCATCCGCGTTCACTGGCGTCTGAAGTAGTTTTCAGGTCGGCAATCACCTGATCGGCTGGTAATGCATCCGGGCGAGCCTTGACGAATATTCCTGTCGTCGGATCGCGAACGATAATGGTCCGCTCTACTCGACCGTCCAGATGTTCGATAAACGAACGATCATTGGCTACCCGGTCAGCAATTCCTTCAATGACAACCAAATCATTCGGTTCAAGAACCGTCTTACCTGCCTTCAGCTTCTGTGATCGCCACTTCTTGGATGCTGTGGTGCGCCAGCTATCGAACTCGGCTGGACGAACCACGTATTCATCACGGAAGCCGTCTTCACCGAGCAGAAGCGTATGAATTGCTCTGCCAAGCGAGAAATGATGCTTCTCCTGCTGTGGCGCACGATCCGGGTTGAGATAGCTGTTATCCCAGAACTTCAACGGGCAGCCATCAGGTGGCGCAATCTCACGCAAGCCACTGGATGAAATCGACGGGCCAACACAGCAATCCGAGTGATAAACGCTCATCGGTATTTTTGCGTATATCCCTTGATGGCTGATCTTGCCGCCTTCCCAGGTTAGTTCGTCCTCATGCAAGGTGTCAGTCACGATCACCTCCACGGGCTGCGAGCATGGCGTCGGCAAAGCGGTAGGCGCACTCAGCTGCCACATCAGGCTTGAAACCGCATTCTTCATCGGCAGCCAAAAGACCATTCAAAGCATGTGCTGCGAACTGGTCGCGAAGTGTCATGCCTCGCTCGACTTTGTGCGACTTACGACCGTAGTAATCTGGTCCAGTTTCAACAACGAATGGGTAAGCCGGTCCACCTGTCTCGATCTTCGACATCACGCCGCCTCCTCAACAATACGAGGATCACTGGCAAGCCAGACAAAACCGTGTGTGTATGCGACCTCTACGGTCTGACCGATGATATTCTGATCATCCCACGACTTCGGCAGTGTTCCGTCAATGAACACATCGACCAGCACGTTCTGACCTTCGTTGGTAACGCACTCGTGGCACCTGAATGTCTCGTTGTACCGGACAACTCGCAGGAAGTGCTTATGCTTGGAAGTATGTTCGCTGTAGCTAATTGTCGTCTTGCTCACATCACTCTCCCGAAAAATCTGCCAGCCCTACTTCCAGAGCGCTGACGTATTCAGCGTTTTCGGCTGCTAGTTCGCTCTGCATCTGGATTGCTGTCTGGATAACCTGTTGCGTGAACCGATCCGGCTTCTGTCTGTCGTGACCGATACGTGGATCGTCTGGGCGCGGGGCTTGCCGCTTACTTGGAGGATGGCGGTCATATCGGTATCCCCCATGCCAGAGCGAAGAACGTCCCAAAGCTCGCTAGAAAGCATGCGAAGGTGTATTCGACGGTTGTCATCAGATCGTCTCCTTCAACGCTTCGGCGCAGGAAATGAGGCTCTTTATGGCCTGATGCGATCCGACCAGACGGAAGCCGCCAATGTTCTCGATGTCGATGTAATTGGACTTTGCGAGGTAATAGAGCGTACTGATCGTGATACCGGCGAACTGGATATTCCCGCTCGCATATCCGGTGCCATTCAGAACGCCGTTTCCGCCTGCCTTGTTCGTCATTACTGCAAGGCGATAGGTGAAACCTTCACGTGCTCCGGCTTTGCCGATCCAAAGATCAGACGTGCCATCCGGTCGTAACGTGATGCCGAGCGACTGGCCATTATTGTACTTTGTGACCGTCATGCAGAACTTGGCATCGGTATCAATGCTCGTCGTCCATGTATTGCTTTCATACCATGTGCCAGATGCAGCAAGGGCCGAAGACGTGATGCATGATGCTGTCAGAAGGGTGAGGAAGCGCTTCATATCGCAACTCCCAGCTTTGCCTTGAGCATGTCATCCGTGGTGCCAAGCTCGTAACCTTTTTCCATCAGGCGACGGGCATGCCACTTGTTGTAGAATGCACACCATGCCAACTGGAAAATGATCGTTCCAATACCTGCAGTGCCGATAGTCAGCAGGATGCAGACAACTACGTAGATGAAGAACGCGAACCAGTCGCCACGGAAGGCCGCCGGGATAGGACCGAAGAAAAACGAAGTCCACGACCAGCCGATGAATGCCTTGTGTGTCAGTCCGTTCTTGTGCTTGAGATTGATTTCAGTCGCCATTGTTATTTTACCTTTTTGCTCTGGCACAGCGCGATAAAAGCGACGATCAGTGCCATGGTGATTAGGTGATCGAATGGGGAGAGGGTCATGCTTCACCTCGCGCCTTGGCGAGCAACTCATCGACTTCGGCGTAGAACCTTTTGCCCCAAGCCCCCTCGGCATCGACGTTGATCCATCCACGGATTTTCGCCAACTTTTCATAAAGCTCTGGCGCTGCGGCGATCAGGTGGGCGTTGGCGCGGTCAATTTCGTCTCCCCACGGCGTTCCGTCTGCCGTGTCCTTTGTCAAAACGCCGGGCGACAGATCGTAGCTCGGCCATTCCCGCTCATTCTGACGCTGCCATTCCCACGGCCCCGGAGTAAACTTTGTCTCAGTCATTTCACCCTCCGCTGACACACAACTTCCGTGGTCATCAGGCGAAGCGCCTCGTATGGCCCGGTCTGGTAGGGGCGGTGGATAAGATCGTTCGCGTGGTTCACGATGCCCTTGCCAACGAACTCGCAATCTTCACGGTCCCAGAATGGGCCGATCTGCTCGACTACCCGGTTCTCGATCAGGACAAACCCAACATGCGGATCATGTGGACGGGTGGCTGGTACGACGGCCAAAGCCGTGGAAATCATCAGTGCAGAGAACATTAAGCCGCCCTCCCATGGACGTAATCATTGATGCGTTCGAAGGCGTCACTGGTCATATCCAGCAGGTCATCAGCGCGGTTTGCGCGGTACTGGTGGCGTTCAGACTTGGATATTGCAGGCTGGTCGCCAAAGCCTCTGTAGATGTCGATCAGGCGCATCTCGGTATCGCAGCGCTGTTCGACGTACTTGCCAAGCAACCGGCGAACCTCAAGCCCGCTTTCGCCCTGATCCCGCAGGGTAAATCCCGTCAGGCTGATCGAACCGAGTTGGCCAACAAGAGCTTCCAACTGCGCGATATCGTTCTTCAGAATGGCTTCGATTTCGGCTTTCGTGGACATCGCTCGATCCTTTCGGTGAGCAGTTTCACGACTTACTCAGGTCCAGTGTTCTAGTTCTTCCGGTCAAGTTGCGCGCACCGCGCTGCGGTTCACATGGCAACCTCCATCGCCTGTTTCGGCTTGGTGAAATCTTGCGGAACAGATCGGCGTTTGCTTCTTCGTGGACCGCTTTTCGATGATTTGAAATTGCCACACGGCAAAAAGATTGTCAACTGGCAAATTGCCCATTGGCAAAAAATTACCAGACGGATATAACCGTGGGCATGACAAAAGCCGCATATCTTCGAAACAGAGACGCTTGGATTAGGATGTTGGTCGATGACCTCGACCTGAGCCACGCAACCGTGCGCGTGGGCCTTCACATCGCCATGCGCATCAACGGCACAGACAAGGACGCTTGGCCCTCTACAGCCACGATAGCTAAGCTGACAGGTGTCAGCGTTCGCTCGGTAATCAGCGCGCTTCAGGCTTTGGAAGATGCTGGATATTTGCTCTGCGCCAGAAAGCGAAACGTCGGAAATCGATACTGGCTTCGCTTCAAATGGAATGAATAAGTGCAACCATTGCAGTTATATAAGTGCAACCATTGCATATGAATAACGGAAAGCTGAATAACGTTAAGGTTTATTAGTTTTTATATCATGCTCTGAAAGGGAGTATTATATACACCATGGAAAAGACACCTATCACGAACGAAGAAATCGACGCAAAGAGAACTCCGGCGGGCGGATGGAAGCGAGCGCAACTGGCTGAATGGGGAGTTCCTTGGCCCGCCCCGAAAGGCTGGAGGAAGCAAATCGTCAAGCACGGTTATCCATATGATCCGGCCTTGGACGATTGCGGCGATGTTACGCGATATTCCATGCAGCAGTTAGAGCGCATGGTGAACAACAGCGAACCTCACTTGATCGATGGCGCGCCAATGGATTGCGAAGGAGAATTGGATATCGATCCAGTTAAGCTGCTTCGAAAGGTTGTCTCGGCTGTCATTAGCGCCGACCGGGCAGATATTTTGTGGGAGTTTCCAGACGTCCTAGCATTTTTTGGTTCAAGGATACCGGACAGGGAAGAGCTTGCAGGTCATTCAAACGTGGACGAACGAATGTTCGAGGCGAAATCAAGATGGCCAAATCTAAAGAAGGACGGCTAATGCCGCCACTGAAACCACGCTACTACACGGCCATAGACGATAACATCAGAGCGATGCACCTCATCCGTAGGGTATCGCTCGTTATCCGAAATGATCAGAATTTTATCGGTTTTCGGTACCAGCTTTAGACGTTTGATCTTCAGCCCGTCTCCATCGTTGATCGCATAAATATCATCGATATCCGGGAATGTGTGGCTGGTATCCACGAAAACGAACGACCCGCCGGGCAGGGTCGGGTGCATACTATCGCCGCGCACCGGCAACGAATAGATTTTCCCGAAGCTTCTGAAGCCTGATTTCACCGCATCAGGCAATCCCCAGCCACCGTCCGTATACTCTGGGTCTCGCACCTGTCCGTGCTCATCAAGCATAACGCTCAGAGCAAACCCAGGCCCCATTCCAGCAGGGATCGTAAGATTTGGAATTGTGGGTTCGTCACGGTCTGGCTTAGCTCTCCGCTTCGCCATGTTGTCCAGAAAATTCGACGGAATGACTGCTAGGTCTTCAGGATCAAACTCGTCCGTGAACTCCTGAATTTCGATCCCAAGAGCGCGAGCAATCTTCACAGCGTTTTCCAGGCTAAGGCCTCTAGCCCCCGACTGAATACGCGACAGTTGCGCGGATGAAATCCCCGTAAGGTCGGAGAGATCGTCCAAGATCATGTCCCGCTTGGCGAGAATTTCTTTCAGTCGATTTGCCATGTGACCTTATTTGCCAATCCGCAAAAAATATCCAGAGCCAGTTGGTAATTGCCAATTGACAAAGTTATTGCCATGTGGCAAAACATGATCATGAAACTTGAAACGTACCTCTCCGAGAACGGCATTAAGCCAACTGCTTTCGCCACTGAGATCGGCGTAGCGCCTTCGACGATTACTCGTCTTCTGCGCGGCGAACGCTCGCCTCGCTTGGAACTTATGCAGGCTATCAAACGGGCAACTGGCGGCGCGGTGACGGCTGATGACTTTATGTCGGAAAAGGTGGCGTCATGAGCATCGAACTCGAAATCAACGGCGCTCGCGTCATCGTTTCCGGCGAAAACCTCGTCGTTAGTGTGAGCGAAGAAACGTCGGTTGCGGCAAGCAATCATCGGCACATCGACACCAAGTCTATTCCTGAAATCATCAAAGCCGCAGGCGGTGCCAAGGCAATTCACGAAGCCAGCAATGGAGCTGTTACTCGTGACGCTGTCTACAAGTGGCCGTCTATCGGTATCCCTGATCGGCATTGGGTTCTCCTGATGTCTTTGACTGAAACAAGTGCCGAAGAGCTTCATCTCGCTAACCGGCTGGCACGATCAACAGCGGAGGATGCAGCGTGAACATGATCCAGTACGAACAACATTCCGTTGCATCTCCATCGGTCGTTCAGCAGGTCGTCAACAGCCTGCCGGAACTGGTGAAAAAAGCTGCCGCTCAATTGGCTAGCGCCGCCAGCGCCGCAGAAATTCTTGATGCTAGAGACGCTGCAAGCGTTGCCTACGACGCCAGCAAAAAGGCAGCTCGTATCGCAAAGGCGAAAGGCGCGCACGATGAACTGATTGCCAAGGCGCATCGAACTCAAGCCGATGCTCTTGAAATCGAAGCAATGGCGAAGCGCCGTCTGGCTGATGAATATGATGCGGCGCAGGAACGTGGTGAAGTCGCCAAGGGTCGCCCTAAAAGTGTTGGAGACGATAACACTTTTCAGGCCACAACAACGGATATTGGTCTTACCAGAACTGAAATCCATGAAGCTCGCCAGATACGTGATGCAGAAGTTGCAGAGCCGGGGATAGCCCGCCGCGCACTCGATGCTCGCCTAGCTCAAGGTCTTGAGCCGACGAAAGCCGCTTTGCGTGAAGCCGTTATAGAGGTCGCTAAGAGCGGTTTGCGCGGCGGTGGTGGTGTCACGCCAGCCAATAAAAACCCGCACTACAAGGCCCCTACTAAGGCTGGAGAGGCATGGACGCATCTCTATGGAGATTGCCGCTCTCTGGCCGAATGGGCGACCGACGAAAACATTTCCCTCGCACTGGCAGGAAAGGCGGAACGCATTGACGATCAGTCTGCGAACGTTCGCGCCGTGATCCGTGCTGCTGCAATCCTCAATGTAATAGCGGAGAAGATCAATGCTAACTAACAAGTTGGACGCCTTCTATCAGCATGTTCACGCGGCAATTTTGGAGGTCGGCACAAGCGCTCCTCGCATCGCTTACCGGATTATTTCCGACGCTTTCCCAGATACGTCGAAAGCAGCAGAGATCGAAGGCGCAGACCGGATGCTCCGTGAAGGCGTTATCAATTTCCTCACGCAATATCTGAAGCGCAATTCCAACGCTCCAATTGGCACGTTGGACTTTTCAGAAATCGATGAAGGCTTCTTGCCGATCACGTCAAAGCTGAAAAATCAAAGCCATTATGTCGTCGGCCTTCAACAGCACATGCCAGTTGGCTTCCTGATTAAGAACCCGAAACATCTTGATGATGCGCGGAAGTTCAAGCGTCAAAAGGGCGAAGAAACATTGGCCGAAGCCAAGGTTCTTGACGAGCTTTATGAGGCCGTCACCGCTTAACCAATTGCCTGCCGGGGACACCTCGCCCCCGCCTGTTACTCGGTAGGTAATAAGCCCGGAGATTTGATCTCCCTGACGGGTCTCCGGGCAACCCATTTCACAAAGGACTAGACCTATGAACATCACCGGAAAGGATCGAAAGGATTATGCGCCGCCAAGCCACTTCCCTTCGGCTTTCGTGGTGAGTTTTCAGGCCAAGTCCACAAGACGAGTTGGACGCCAGTGTCAGTCTTCCAGGCTTTCCGGGCTGTCCGTTTCATCTTCATCTCTAACCGTCCCTTTTAAACACCGGCACGTTTCGTCGCCCGGCTACGTCTCAACACATAGCTGGAAGGACGGACAAGGTGTTGTCATTCAAGGACAAGAACATGTTGCAGTGTGACACAGTAGAAGCTCAACGAATGATGCGAGATGCGTTCCCTACGCGCCGAACCGGCAGCGTTAAGGCGTCGATCTATCAAGCTTATCGTGCACTCAAGCCACTGCTCATCAAGGATTTCACCCCGCGTCGGGCGCGCTCGATTTGGGAAGGTGCTGCTCGTCGTATCGACGGGGAGGAAATGAACGCCCTTCGGCAACTGAAAATTATGGAGGCTCGACGTGAGCGAGAAGAGGTCAGTGAAAGACTTGCCCAGCTGGATGCTGCGCTTGCCCTTCTGGATCAGGAGACAGCTAGCGGATCGCTGGCGGCGTAAGTCCCAAAAGTACGTGTTGTGGTCAGAGAAGATCATCCCTGAACACCTTCAGTTTGTAAGCCGGAGGAAAGACCATGAAACCGAGTGAGGAAGTACTGGCAGCCAAGATTAAACAGCGGCTTGCTGCTGGATTTTCCAAGAGGAGCATAGCCACGGAACTCGGTATCAGCGTCAACGTGGTTTTCCGCCTTGGGAACCAGGAGTGTTATGCGGCGCAACTGGTTCGTTCCAGTGAGAAGCGGAAAGAAAAACGAGCCTCTATGCCGGTTGGTGAAGTCTGCCAGCCAAGCGATGCTGCTCTCAAGCGTAAAGCAGAAGCCGAAGCAAGAATGGCCGAGCGCCCACGGTTTGATGATCGCACCAAGACAGGCGTTCTGATGGGCGACCCAATTTATCAGCGCAGCGCGCTTTACCAGAAGCAACAGCAAGAGGCCCCGGCCCGGAGGTTCGCATGAATGACCGTATTTGCTGGATCATCATCTGGTCAATTGCTGGCGCTGTAGTCGTTAACCTGGGACTTTTACCTTTGGCAGCTTGGTGGGTGCGCCAATGAGCAGAAACCAGCCAGAATTACAGGTCCACAAGGCCATCATGGCGTATCTGGACCGAGTGCTGCCGAAAACAGTAAGAGCGTTTCACCCGGCGAATGGCGGGCGTAGAGACGCCAAGACCGGCGCGATGCTTAAGGCTCTCGGTGTGAAGGCAGGCGTTGCCGACATCGTTTTAGTTCGTCAGGGCGGTGTCATGGCCTTTCTCGAAGTGAAAGCCGGGAAGGGGTCGCCATCGCCAGCACAACGCGACTGGCAGGATTGGTGCGCGGAGAACGCAGTGCCTTACGCCATCGTCAGATCGATAGGCGACGTTCAGACGGTTCTCTTGGACTGGAACATTCAGACGAGGGCGGCAGCATGAGCGTTGTAGCAGCAATTCGTCGGATGCTTTCCGACGGCCTCACAATCGAGCAGGCACTTATCGCAGCCGAAGCAATCGAAAGCGAAGTGGCACCGAGGCGTAAAGCCAAGCCGGTACAGGACGAGATCGAAGCCGAGTTCGAGCAACACTTCTGGCCGATCTATCCGCGCCGCGTCGGCAAAGGTCAGGCGCTCAAGGCGTACCGATCAGCCCGCAAGGCTACCGATCTAGAACCAATAGCCGTCGGCGTCCGCCGGTACGCAGCAGCCAGAAGCGGCGAGAACCCGGATTACACCAAGCACCCGGCGACATGGCTTAACGGCCAATGCTGGACCGATGAACCGGCAATGAAGGCGATACCGCACAGCCGACCAGCAAACCCGCGTCAACAGATGTGGATTGACGAGTTCAACAAGCAGAACGGACCTCTCCATGAACCAGGTAGCGACAACGGATCATTACTGGACCTTGGCGACTGCGAAGGACAAAGCCGCAGCAATGGCGGGCCTGTCCGTCTTGCGTACTCGCGCCTTGGGTAATCCTGATGCTGAGAAAATGGCCTACATGAAGGCTCTGGATGGCGTCACGAAGCACGGGCTGGAACAGGCCGTGGATAACATCCTTCGCGGCTCGCTCGGACACGACTGGATGCCGTCACCTCCAGAGCTTCGCATTCAGATTGATGAAGTGATGCGCCCGATCAAGGAAGCTCGCGCCCGCGACCAGAAAGAACGCCGCATCCTCGAAGATCAAGCCAAAGATCGCAAGTGGCGCGGCATGACGCCAGAACAGCGCCAGAGAGCCAACGAGAAGTGGCAGACGGCCAGAGCTGCGATGAAGATGCAGACCGAGGAAGAAAGCGCCTATGAGGCGGCTATTTCACGCCTTCAGGCCGCGTCAGAAACCAACGGCAACGATTTCAATCTCGACAGAATAACGAACGCGAAAACAGGACCGTTCAAGCAGGTAGGGAGGGTACGTTGATGGGTTTCGCAGCCTATTCATCCAGAACCGAACGCGCAGCCCGCGCCTATCTTGCCAAGAAGGCAGCAGAGCAGAAGGCTATCGAGGACGCGAATAAGCCTGTCCAGATCGAGATAAAGGCCGAGCCAGAGCGTGAACCAAGCGCTGTTGAGCTTCTTGCAATGGAAGCCGTTCGCCAGTTTGAAGAAACCGGGACGGTAAGTGCCGAGATACGGACGCATAACATTCCAGTGAGGGAGATCATCAAGGCTGTCTGTCGAGGCACAGACTTCACGCCAAAGGACATTATAGGTCGTGGCCGGAGCTATCCAGTCAGAGACGCACGGCAAAAGGCTATGTGCATTGCTGCACTGGCCAAGCGGCAGTCTCTCATCCTGCTAGGTCGAGAGTTCAAGCGCGATCATACGACCATTCACGCGGCTCTGAAAAAGCACGGTATCGAACGCGAACCGATCCGCAAGAAGCGCATTCTCACAGACGATGACTTCCTCGAAATTCTCAGAATGAGAAAGCAGGGAATGGGACGGCACCGTATCGCAAGGCTCATGCAGATGGGTAAAGCGCGATTAGACGCAATTTTGAGCGGCACAGAGGGCGTTGTTATCCAGTCTGTTGTTGTCGAGCTATTCCAGCAAGGACACGACACTTGCGATATCGCCCAAATCATGGGCCTGACAGAAGCGCAGGTCTGCCAGCGTCTTTACCAGTCCCGCGAACGAGCGCGCCATAACCGTACTAAGAGGGCGGCATGAATAACTTCGCAGCGTACCTGAGAGAAGTCCATGGCGGATGGTGGGTTATGCTTCGCTTCGCCAGGAATGCAAGGCCGGCCCCGATCCTGAGTAAGGGTGGTGTACCGATCATATACACAAGCGAGCTACACGCCACACAGGAAGCGCTCACACACCTTCTTTCCTATATGAACGGCAAGTACCTCCGCGAAGGCGAAACGATGTCCATCGAGCCAACGGAGCGCGAGAAGGTCTTCGGTGCAGATGGGACGATCTATCGCAACGGTAAGGCGGTGAAGGTTGAACGGAAGAGGGCGGCGGCATGAGCAACGACTACCGAAAGCTCCGCACTGTTCTCGACAAGGCATATGAACAGGCTGCGCATGGAAAGGGCAAGGAGCGTCACGCAAACGGAAAGCCTTTCGACCGGCAGCCAATTGCCGAGATTGGTCGCATGGTTGGCATCGGATACAATGCTGGGCAAGCCATGAAGAAAACCCAGGAAGCCGTCGGTATGGCTAATCGGAGTGAAACCGATGCGGCGATACGGGAACTGTATGGTGTGATCGTCTATGCGGCCTCATGCGTGATGCTGTTGCAGGAGGGTAAACCGGAGAGGATGACCGAATGACAGTTGACCCTCGTGTTTATTCGATATGCGCAGAGTACGGCATCAAGATCGTGGATGCTCACCGATACCCGGATATTGGCGAAACACGAGCGGTCGCCACATTGGACCGGATACTGCGCAGTCATGGAGAGGGTCATTTCCGCTTGGTCATGACCACACTGGCTGAAACGGCCAACAACAAGGCTTGTCTCGATGAATTTGGCCTTTGGATGGCTTCAGACATGGTGATTGCAAACCGTGGCCTGATTGAGCGCGATACGTCAGCGTGGCTGGAATTATGGGATGCAATACCGCTAGGGCGTCTTCAATTCATCGCCAACGACCTGTCAGGCATTACCCCGCAACGACATGCTATCTCTGGCATGGTATATGAAAGGGTGTTCCGCCGATTTGGACCGAACGCCGAACAACTCGACCTTTTGGACGATAGGAGGACAGCATGACGCCGTTGGAAATAGCTGAACTGTTCATCCGAGGCGCAGAAGTTGACCGGCGGTTGCCACAGACAGCGAAGCCGAAGCAGTTGAAGGCGCAGAGCCTGGGTTATGTCCATAGTTGGGCTGAAATGCGTGAATGGGGCGATGAGCGGCATAAAGAGCATCGCGCCGAGATGTTCGCCAAGACCAAGCTGACGACGCAAGACGTATCAGAGTGGGAAAGATGCAACCAGCTTATCCTTTCAGTGAAGGACGATATGCGCCGCCGTTGTCTCTGGGCATGGGCTAATGCACAAGCTGGAGGGACGCCGTTTGGCAAATGGTGCACGAAGCATGGCTTCACCAGAGAAACGGGAAGAAAGCGAAAAAACCGGGCGATTTTAGAGATTTTCGGCGAGATTGCCCGCATTAACGGCCAAAATTACAAAAACGGACTAGAAGGGGTGTTGCATGTTTGCCCTGAAAACGGGCAGATTGAGGTCACAATCGGAGACCATGCGGACAGCGAAAAGGTGCTGACATGGCGGGATGATTTCTCGCTAACGCACGGTGAAGCCGAACCGGATTTCAGCTGGGCAGAAGCCCGAAACGAAAGACGCCGCCAGAAGTACGCTGAAAGGCGAAAGGCGGCATAAGCGGGTGCAAGTAGCAGGCGACCGAATGTCAAACCGGTTGCCGGGAGGTGCAAATCCTCCCACAGCGCCAGATACTCGGTAAGTCCTACGCTCACCGTCTTTTAGGAGATAAGCTACGTGTATCGTAGTCGCGTGTAGGGTCGAGTTACAGTTACCCACCTGTCGCTTGTAGGCAGGTCCAAGGCGAGAATGCCTTGCTTATTCGAGGCAACGCCTCAAAGGAATGCGAGGCGAACGGCCTGTCTGAGTTTCGTAGCGCAAGCTGGCTCAGAACCCGGGGTAAGTTGAGGGATCAACGCCTCGCAGCTATCCGCCCTCATGCAGTACCGCCCCACTTATCCGGGTAGCGCGAGACATGAGGGCAAACAAATCAGAACGGCGGCGCTGAAAGCGTCAGGCATAAGTACCGGCGCAGATGCCCCGGCCCGTTCTGGTCTAAGTGAGCCGGTATTCGTCACTGGTACAAACGATGCCGGACAGTAAGGACCTACAGACAGGCAAATGCTCCTCTGTAGTGTCCGTTCTGATCTTACCATCCATGGTACCATCCATGGTTCAGCCCCGCCATCGTGCGGGGTTTTTCGCATCATAGGGAGCGGCACTCCTTTCACTAGCCCACCGGGCGGCTAGACCATGGCTTTCACTCGCGGGTGTAGAACTCAACACTGGTCGCTCCGGGGCCGCAACCCTGCATATAGCGGTGTGAAGTGGGCAGGCCCGGAAGATACCAACAGAGGAACGGATATGCGGCAATCGGAAATCGACCGGGCTTTGGTGCTCCTGTACCGAAGCAACAATGCGCACGACTACGTTAACTTCGTTCGCCCTATCGATGCGATGGACAAGCTGCCGATGGTTGGCCTTGAGGAATACTCGGTCATGCTCGAGCGCTTGCGGGAAGATGTTGAAGCGGAGATAGCCAGACGCCGGGAAGCTGGGCAGACCGTGTATTCCGTCGAGTATTACGAGAGCTTGAAGGAAAAGGCGTGAGCTATGCCCAAGCCCATCCAGTTCATGCAAGCCACATGGCAGGACATCGTAGGATCAAGGCATCTCCATCTCGCTGCAGTCATGCGCGGCAACATGGATATAGCCGATGAAATCCGAGACCAGATGCATGCCAGCCTAGACGCCTACCTGGATCACCAGACCGAGGCAGCAGTAGCAGCAGAGCTTAAGGCGAAGGGGTAGAGATGGCCGATAGGCGAAGAGCGCACAGGCCAGACCGAGATACAGCACAGCCCTATAGGCAATGGTACAAGACAGCGAGATGGCAGAAGCTACGTTGGTCCATCCTCGTCCGTGACCTATTCACCTGCCAGATGTGCGGTGTGATCCTGAGAGAAGGAAGATCGGAGAAGGGCGCAACCGGGCTAAGGCCCGCAGTATGCGACCACCTGATACCCCACAAGGGTGATGAGGGTCTGTTCTTCTCACCCTCTAACCTATGGGCAGTATGTGATAGCTGCCACGATGGAGCATGTCAGTCTATCGAGCGCCTTCACTATCGAAGCCCTGACTTGATCAGACGCAAGAAGATAGAGCATCGCATCGTCGGACTGGATGGATACCCAACCGCGCCCAAAGATCGATGGGTTGATAAAAACCTTCATATTTGACCACTGACAAGCGTTTGGTGTGATTGGCTGTATCGCATCATAAAACGCGCAAATCGCTCTCTGTGGCTTGATATGAGGCAAACAGCATGGGGCGGGGGCGGTGAAAAGTCTGAGACCTGCTCGGCTGTAGACCCGCGTGCCAGGCATTTACACGCATCCGCAATTCAGAAAAAGGCAAAGGGCTGAAATGGCACGACCGCGAACGCCGACTGCAAAAGCGGCGCTGACCGGCGCTGACAAGCACGACCCGCAGAGATTTAAGACCCGCAGCGAACCAATCACGTCAGGTCGAGGACTGGGGAAAGCCCCGGATTACCTGCCAAAGACGGCAAAAAAGGCTTGGGCCACTTTTGCAGACGAATTGCCATGGCTGACCTTCGAGGATCGGGGCGCGGTTGAAATCGTCTCCCTGATGAGAGCGCATATTATGGACGGGAATACCGCAGAACTGCCAGCTAGTTTCTTCGGTAACTACCGCATGGCGCTTTCCTCACTTGGTGCAACGCCAGTGGACAGAACGAAGGTATACCAGCCTCACGAGGGCGACGAAGACGATCCATTCGCAGAATTTGACGGTAGGGCGCATTGAACTATTCGCAGAAGGCGCATCAGTACGCTCGCGGCGTGGTTTCGGGCGCAATACCGGCTTGCAAGTATGTCTATCAGGCGTGTGCAAGACAGTTGAACGACCTGGATAACCCGCCAGCCGGGTATCATTTCGATGCTGTTCGGGCTGATCGGGTGTGCCGGTTTGTCGAGCTTTGCCCACATATCAAGGGTCCTGCCGCTTCGCGTGGTGATCTAATGATACTTGAGCCGTGGCAGGTATTCGTCCTGAGCACGGCATTCGGCTGGGTTGATGCTGAGGGAAACAGGCGGTTCCGCCGGGTTTATGTCGAGGTTCCCAGAGGTAACGGCAAGTCGTCGTTCTCGTCTCCGGTGGGACTTTACATGCTGGCGCTTGATGGCGAAGCCGGTGCAGAAGTCTATTCGGCGGCTACAACCCGCGATCAGGCCCGTATCGTATTCCGCGATGCGCAAGCCATGGCCCGCAAGATGCCAGGATACCGCAATCGCTTCGGTGTTGACGTTACGGCGCAAGCAATTGTGCAGTTGAAATCCTCCAGCGCATTCAAGGCACTGTCGGCAGAAGGTCACACTTTGGATGGTTTGAATATCCATCTGGCGATAGTGGACGAGCTTCATGCTCACAAGAACCGCGATGTTTATGACGTGCTGGAAACTGGCCTCGGCAAGCGTCCGCAGTCGATGCTCTGGATGATCACCACGGCAGGCAGCAACAAGCACGGTATCTGCTACGAGGTGCGGAAGTTCGTTCTGGATGTTCTGGCCGGTCACGTGAGCGGAGAGGCCGCCGAAGCCGTATTCGGGATCATATACACCATTGATGAGGGCGATGATCCCTTTTCAGAGGAGACTTTGCGCAAGGCAAACCCGAATTGGGGTGTCTCAGTCGATCCGAAGATTGTCATGCAGACGGCAGGTAAAGCTCGTCAGGTGGCAACGGCGAGGGCAAATTACCTCACCAAGCACCTGAATGTCTGGGTTGACGCCAATTCTGCCCTGTTCGATACCGAATGGTGGCGGAAATGCGAGGATAGGACGCTTGATGAGGCTGATTTTGCCGAAGATGAATGTGTCGTCGGCCTTGATCTGGCCAGCAAGATCGATATTGCGGCGCGTGTGAATACATACCGTAGGTTGATAGACGGGAAGGCGCATTACTATGTTTTCCCGCGTTTTTACCTACCAAGAGTTGCAATAGACGAAGATCGTCATCCAATGTATCGCGGCTGGGAGATGCAGGGCGATATCGTGGCGACAGCCGGTGAGACAATCGATTTCAGCATCATTGAGGATGACATTCGGGCAGAAGCGCCCAGCTTGAACTTGCAAGCGGTTGCTACCGATCCATGGCAGGCCCAGCAGATGATCCAGAACCTCAAGCGGGATGGAATGCCCGCCGAGGAATACCGGCAGACCGTGGCGACCATGAGCGAGGCGACGAAGACGCTAGACGCTCTTATGCGCGAGGGTCGAATTCACCATCCCGGCAACGCTGTGATGAACTGGATGATTGGAAACGTGGTCGGGCATTACGACGCGAAAGAGAACGTCTATCCGCGCAAGGAAATGCCGCAGAACAAAATCGATGGAGCAGTGGCGCTCATTATGTCCCTCGGCTGGTTTGTCCAGCAGGAGGCCGAATATGACGGCATAGACGATTACTTCAAGAGCTTGGCAGGTGCAGCGTGAACCTATTGCGAAAGATGCTGAATGGTTTCGTTGGCGATACGCCTGTGAAGCGGAACCTGACCGTTCGTGAGCCTGACGCCTGGTATCCAGCGGACAGCATCGGCGGTGCCGGTGAGATCATCACGGAACGCAATGTTCTGGCGCTTTCGGCTGTCTGGGCTTGTGTAAACCTGATCTCCGGTACGATTTCGTCACTGCCCTTGATGGTTTACCGGACAAACTCGGACGGCTCTCGTGAGCCTGCAAGCGATCATCCGCTATACAACGTTCTGCACGACAGCCCGAACTATGACCAAACAGCAGTTGATTTCTGGGATTTCATAGCTGCTTCCGTGGAGCTTTGGGGCAACGCTTACGCACGGGTCACTCGGTCCGACAAGAAGGTGAAGGTTCTCACCCCAATTCTTCCGGCACTCATGAGCGTTCAGAAGAAGACGGATGGAAGCCTCGTCTATCGATGGACCGAGGATGGCAAGGCAAATGAAGCCACGGACCGGGAAATCCTGCATATCCGTGGGTTTGGCGGCAATCCTCTCGGTGGGGCTTCCACGCTGTATTTCGGGCGTCGGGTATTTGGGCTGGCTCAAGCCGCTGACAAATCGGCGGGGTCGATGTTCCAGAATGGACTTCGCCCATCAGGCGTTCTCAAGTTTGAGAAATGGCTTACAGAAGAGCAGCGCGAGGTTGCAGAGCAGAAGCTGGCTGCGAAGATCGGCAGCGGTAACGCAGGCAAGCCAATCGTCCTTGAAGGCGGTACAGAATGGCAGCAACTGACGATCACGCCAGAAGACGCCCAGATGCTGGAAACGCGGGCTTTCTCGGTTGAGGAAATCTGCCGGTTTTTCGGGGTTCCGCCTCACATGGTCGGCCATACTTCGAAATCGACCAGCTGGGGATCGGGCATTGAGCAACAGACATTGGCATTCCAGAAGTTCACCCTTCGCCGTCGTCTGAAGCGCATCGAACAGGCGCTCGAAAAGCAATTGCTGACGCCAGCAGACAAAGCTGCCGGGATCATCATCGAATTTAACCAGGAAGGGCTTCTGCGCGGCGACAGCGGCGGTAGGGCGAAGTTCTACCAGCAGATGACCGCTATCGGTGCCATGACCATCAATGAGGTCAGGTCCTTGGAAAACTATCCGCCAGTGGAAGGCGGCGATGTACCGCGTATGCAGATGCAAAATGTTCCGATCACCGATGCTGGTGAAGAGCGAGAACTGACGCCACGTCAGACCGACAACGAGGAATAAATCTCGATGAAAACCAAAGACTTTGCCCTACAGGTTAAAGACCTGTCGGAAGACGGCACCTTTACGGGTTACGGCTCTGTCAATGGCAACGTGGACAGCTACGGCGAGCGCGTCATGCCGGGGGCTTTTGCCGGGAGCCTTGCGAAACACAAGCGTGAGGGAACCAGTGTTCTCATGCTGTGGCAGCACAACCCGAACGAGCCGATTGGTATCTGGGAAGACCTTGCCGAAGATGCAAAAGGCCTCTGGGGAAAAGGTCGCCTCATCATGGAAGTGCAGAAGGCCCGTGAGGTCCATGCACTCATGAAGGCGAATGCAATCGGCGGGCTGTCCATCGGCTACCGCGAGATCAAAGCAACGCCGGACGGCAATGTGCGCAACCTGGAGGAATTGGACCTGCGCGAAATCTCGCCAGTGTCGTTCCCAGCCAACCGCCGCGCCCGTATCGAGGCAGTGAAATCTGAACGCATGGAAGAGTTCGCCCGCCGTCTGCGTGATGGCGATCCCATGCCGATCAAAGAGTTTGAGGACATCTTGCGTGAGGCAGGGGTTCCAAAAAGCATGGCTACACAGATTGCCTCTGTTGGCTATGCGAAGGCCGCTCTGGGTGAGCCAGAGGGCGAAAAGGCAGATGACGCAACCGCCTTCCTGACTGCGTTGCGCGGTTAAATCCAAACCTCTTTGTCCAGAAAGGACATTCCCATGAGTGAAGTTAAAACAGCAGAGCAGCTTGCTCTGGAGGTCAAGGCCGACTTCGAGAAGAAGTTCGACACCGTGAAGGAAATCGCTGAAAAGGCCGTGGCGGAAGCCAAGAAGAACGGCGACCTCAGCGAAGGCCTGAAGGAAAAGGCCGACGAAAATCTGCTCGCCATGAACGAACTCAAGGCTCGCCTTGACGAGTTTGAGCAGAAGGCGGCCCGTTCCGGCGGCGAAGGCGACCGTGAAAAGTCCATTGGCGAACAGTTCGTTGAGAACGACAAGGTCAAGGAATTTCTCGGTCAGGCGAACCCTCGCGGTCGCATCGACATTCAGACCAAAGCCACGCTTACCACGGCAACCACGAACGCCGCCGGTTCCGTTGGTGCTGCGATCCAGACCACTCGCCTTCCGGGCATCCTCGAACTGCCCCAGCGTCGTCTCACGATCCGTGACCTGCTTTCGCAGGGCCAGATGGACGGCGGTTCGCTGGAATACGTCAAGGAAAAGGGCTTCAACAACAATGCCGCTCCGGTGGCTGAAGGTGCTGCAAAGCCCGGTTCTGACATTCAGTTTGAACTGATCACGACCTCTGCCAAGGTCATCGCACACTGGATGAAGGCATCCCGTCAGGTGCTGTCCGACATTTCCCAGCTTCGTTCGATCATCGATCAGCGTCTGCTGTACGGTCTGGCCTATGTCGAAGAGAACCAGCTTCTCAACGGCGATGGCACCGGCCAGAACCTGCTCGGCATCATCCCGCAGGCAACGGCTTTTGCAGTCCCGGTTGGCACGACCATGCCCGCCACTGTGACCGGCATCGACCGCCTTCGTGTCGCGATGCTTCAGGCAGCTCTGGCTGAATACCCGGCGACGGGCCATGTTCTCAGCCCGATTGACTGGACTTCAATCGAACTCCTGAAGGACACCCAGGGCCGCTACATCATCGGAAACCCGCAGGGGACGATTGCTCCGACCCTCTGGGGTCTGCCGGTTGTCACGACCCAGGCCATGGCCGCAGGCAAGTTCCTCACCGGTGCATTCAAGCTGGGTGCGCAGATTTTCGACCGCTGGCAGGCTCGCGTCGAAGTCGCAACCGAGAACGAAGACGACTTCATCAAGAACCTCGTCACCATCCTCGCAGAAGAACGTCTTGCTCTGGCCGTCTACCGTCCAGAAGCGTTCATCTACGGCGATGTCAACGCACCTGAGACCCCGTAATCCGGTCGGCTCAAATCGACGGGCGGTTAGCGCCGCCCGTTTCTTGTACCGAAGGAGAGAGCAATGGAATACGATGTCAAACGACAGCATCAGGGCGACAAGTTTTACCGGCCCGGTGAAGTGCGCACTGCATCGCCAAATGATGTCGCGCACCTCGTGAAAAACGGCGTCCTTCAAGAGAAAGCCGAGCCGAAGCACAAGAATAAGGCCGAAGGCGCATCTGACAAGAACAAGGGCGAATAATCGATGCTGCTTCCAGTCCGCACACAAGCGCCAACAGAGACGCCGGTGTCTTTGGATGAAGCGCGCCAGCATCTGATTGTCTCAGGGTTTACCGATGACGATAATCAGATCACGCGCTTTGTTCAGGCTGCTACCGACCATCTGGAGCGAACGCTGAATATGTCGCTTGTCACCCAGACGTGGAAGCAGTCCTTTTGCTCGTTCGATAGCTTCCTACGGCTCCGTAATGGCCCCGTGGCGAGCGTTGTAGCGGTGAAGTACTTCGACACCGACAATGAAGAGCAGACCGTTCCCACGGCCTCATACAAGACGCTGGATTACACATGCGGAACGAGTGTCACGCTCACTTATGGCAACTCATGGCCTGCAACCGTGTCCCGACCTGATGCGGTGACGATTGAATACACGGTTGGCGTTCCAGCGAATGAGGTTCCGGCATCTCTCAAGGCCGCAATCCTTATGCATGTCGGGCTGATGTACTCGTACCGGGGCGACCCGGAAGGTCCGCGCATCGACAGCAACCCGGCTTATGAGGCGCTTATCTGGCCGTTCCGGCGTCCAAAGGTGTGACCATGGCAAAAGCAGGATCGGGCCAGCTTCATTATCAGGTCTCGCTACTGAAACGCGAAGACGTTGACGACGGCATGGGAAACACGGTCGGCCAAGAATGGGTCGAGCAGTTCCAGACCCGCGCCGAGTACATCCACCTCAGAGGCGGTGAAAGTGTCCTTGCTGCTCGCCTTCAGGGTAAGCACACCCAAGTCATCCGGGTTCGCAACTCGTCCAATACGCGGCTGATTTCCACGGACTGGATGCTGCGGGATGTGCGCACCGGAAAATCGTTCAATATCAGAGATATAGAGCACGAAGTTAACCGCCAGTTCATCGCGCTGACGTGCGAAAGTGGAGTTGCAATCTGATGGCCTGGGTACATTTCATCAAAGACTTCAATTACATGAAGCCGTCTTTCACTATCGCTTACAAAGCCGGTATGACGCTCAATGTCAAAAAGGACTGTGCGGACGAGGCCATTGCCAAGGGATGCGCCAAGGCAGTGAAAGCGCCGCGCAAAGGTGAGGAACCTACCCATGGCGATGAAGGCGAGGATTAGAGGCCGCGAACGGCTTGCCCGCGAGCTTCGCGCCATAGCACCGGAAGCGGAAAAGGAAGCCGCAGAAGAGAAGTTGAAGGTGGCGCAAGAGGCGGCAAAGGCTATTGCCGCTCGCGCTCCGGTAGGGCCTTCAACCGATCCTGTTACAGGTGAGCCACGAGCGCCCGGCGCTTATAGGGCAAGTATTCGGGGTGGATACCAGAAAGATAACCCGAACGCTCAACGTGGGCGAAATCAGCGGCAATCTAAAGACCCATACGCGGCTGCCGTCTTCGCAAACTATATCTGGCGCTTTCTCGAATTTGGCACCAAGCCTCATATGATGAAGAGCGGAATATTCGCGGGTAAGCAGCACCCAGGAACCGAGGCGCAGCCACACGTATTCAGTGTCTGGCGTGAAATGAGGCCGAAAGCCAAGCGCAAGATTAACTCAGCCGTTTACCGTGCGATCAAGCGCGTGAGAGGTAAGTAATGGCCTCGCTGAAGAATGAGATACAAAAGGCGCTATATGACCGCCTGACTAGCTACGCGCCGCTCAATGGCACGAAGGTCTATGACTTGCCGCGAGCGGATACGCCATTCCCATACATCACCATCGGATACGCTGACATTAAACAAAGCGATGTGACCTGCAAAAGATCGTGGCGAGCATATGTGCGGGTGGACGCATGGTCGGAAAGGCCCGGATATCCAGAGGTGAACGACATTTCGGCAGGCATTGAGGATGCGCTACACAACTACCCGTTGGCGCTTCCGAGTTATCGGCTGATCAGCATCAGCCACATTGGTACCGAGAACTTGCGCGCACCGGATGGGATACTTTCCCACGCCGTTTGTGAGTTCGAAGCGTACATCGAGGCGATCTAACCGCCAATCCCAAACATCTGAGAGCAACTAACCCGGTTCGATTGTCGATCCGGCAATAGAGGAATATTACCCATGGCTGACGGACAGCAGATTGGTCGCCTTCTTCTCATCAAGATCGGTGACGGCAACACCACACCCGGCCCTGAAACCTTCAACAACCTGTGCGGCCTTGAAACAACCAGTTTCAACATGTCCGCAAATGAAGTCGATACGACTACCGTTGATTGTCTTAACCCGGCTGCTACGCCACAGAGGACAGCAGAACCCGGCATCAAGAACCGCACGTTCACCGGAAACGGGAAATACATCGCTGGTGCAAATACCTCGACTTTCATGCAGCACGTGACGGACGCCAGCAAGTTCAACGCTCAAGTTATTGTACCGGGGCTTGGTTCGTTTACCGGCCCATGGTTCGTTTCTGATTACGAGTTTGGCGGAGAAATGGAGGGCAATATGACCTTCAGTGCAACGTTTGTTGCCGCTGGCGTTCTCACATTTGAAGCCGAGGTGTAATCCATGGCTCTCGAAGTTAACGGAGCGAGAGGCGAAGTCCTCATCAATGTAGGCGGCGAAGAAGTGGTTATCGCCGCCACCATTGGCGGGCTATCGGTACTCTCGACGCGCTTGGAATGCAAATCGCTTCACGACTTGTATCTTCGTCTTTCTGGCGCGGAAATTGCCGCCACAAGCCTCGCAGTTACGGCTCTCGCGGTTCGCGGCGATGCTGGCAAAGCTGTATCCAAGATGAAGCTGAAGCACCTTCCTGCAATCGCGGAAGGCATTGCCGATGCCCTGAAGCATCACTTCGATGATGACGACGAGGGAAACGGGGAAGCCGCCAAGACGGGGGAGTAGAAGCCTTCCCTTGGCGGCGGTGGCGACGGGAAGCTTTTGGTTTTCTGAAGTGGACGCCAGATGTCTTCTGGCGGTCCACGTTAACTGAATTCGTTGATGCCATCGAAGGTCATTGCGAGGCAAAGGGCATCAAGAAAGAGAAAGGGCCTACAAAGGCCCAGATGAGTGAGCTTTTGGCGAAGTATGGTTAGAGCGCCCTACGGGGCGCTTTCCTTATTCTGGTTTTGGGTAACCTAGTTTTTGGCGGCAGCCATATCGTGCAAAGGCCAATTCGGACAGATCGAACAAGATCGGATCATCGAAAGACGGGTTTATCTCGCCTTCGTCTACATCAACGAGCATCCCAAACGGGTAAAATTTGGTATATCCGCCGAAAGCGTTCTTCGAGTTTACCCATCCGCAAAAAGATGGGCCTCTACCTGGTTGTTCGTGAATGGTTATCCCTTTGTATTGGGAAGACGATGGATCAGTAAATTCTTTACTAACTGCCTTATGCATTTGCTCAAAACTAATTGGCGCTTCTTTGGGGAAGCTGCCATCTAGTACAGTGGCGCTATAGGCGTTGGTAACAAATGCTATCAATGCAGACGCGCAAACAACTGAAATCTTCATGCTTTCTCCCAACCCGCCCATTGTGGCGGGTTTTCTTATAGGACAAGACAACGATGGCTGGCAATCAGGACGATATTGTCATTGGCGTATCGCTTGATACGAAAACGATCAAGACCGGCGTCAACCGCGTTGTCGGCGACATCGATTACATCACTCAGGCTGCATCTCGCAGCTTTGACGCGCTGGGGAAGCGGATCGATAAGGCTATCCCCACGTCCGTGCAGTCCCGTATTCAGAACATGGTCGGGATCGGCACCAAATCGACTAAGGAATGGACAGGCGCACTTGCGCAGCAGGGGGCGGAGCTGGAAAAGCTTCGCGCACGATACAACCCGGTCTTTGCGGCGGTAAAGCAATATCAGTCCAGCGTCGTCAGCATTCAGCAGGCGCACAGGCTGGGGGCCATCTCTGCCGAAGAAATGACCACAGCTATTCAGCGAGAGCGCAAGGCCACGCTCGACAGTATCGCCGCGATCAAGCAGCGTAATGGTGCAATTGCATCCATGCGCCCGGCTAAAAGTGGACCCGGCAGCTTTCAGACTGCAAACATCGCAGCGCAGTTTCAAGATATTGCCGTCACGTCCGCTATGGGTATGTCGCCTATCCAGATTGCTTTGCAGCAGGGAACGCAGCTCTCCGCCGTCTTCAACGAAATGGGCAAGGGGAAAGCGGTAATTCAGGGGATTGGGGCGGCGTTCGCATCCATAGTAAGCCCTGTTTCATTGGTCACGATTGGCGTTATCGCTGCTGGCGCGGCGCTTACCCAATACATCATGTCAGGCTCAAAGACTAAGGACCTGACGGAAGTATTCAAAGCTCATGCCGAGAGCATCGCTCTTGTAAAATCAGCTTATGGAGACCTTGGAAGCTTCATCCAGGCGATCCGACCAGAAGACGCCGCTTCCCAAATTCTCGCACTGAAAGACCAGCTTCAGGACTTCTACAAGGTCGTTGGCGAGGAGGCTAATAGAAAGTCGTCGTTTGGAACGGCTCTTCTGACTGATCTGGCTCCTTTGTTTAAGGAAGCGCCGCAGGCGGCTAAGACACTTAGTGACGCATTCATCAATCTGAATAAATCCATTCGCAGCGGAACTCCTGACCTACTGTCATTCCGTGAAGCAATGTCGAAGATTGCGAATGATGCATCAGTCCCGAAAGCGATACGGGATGAAGCCCAAGCGCTTGCCGAGTTGAAAGATGAGGTTCTTCAGGCCGCGAGAGCTATTCCTAGTGTCAACTCCGCATTGAGCCTGATGGGTAGCATTGCTGCCGATCAGGTTGGGAAGATCAATGCTGTAAAAAAGGCGCTCGAAGAGCTTTCTAATATCGCCGTGCCTGCCCTCGGTGATAGTGAGCGAGCTTACAAGGCTTACGATGAGGCCATCAAAGGCGATGGCAGCATGGAAAATCGTATTAGAGCCGCAGAGGCCTTACAAAAGGCGCTTGGCCGCATAAAAGCAGGCCAAATGCCCGTTCCGGGTGAAAAGCCTAACCGGGAAAGCATCGCCCCTGAGAAAACCCGCAAGTCAAGCGATGAGCGCAAAGCCGAACGTCAGGCTGAGAGAGATGCCAATGCCTATCGCGATCTGGTCAAGTCGGCTCAGGATCGTATCCAGCAATTGCAACTCGAAGAGCAGCTTGTCGGAAAGACGGGTGTAGCTGCCGAAACCATGCGCATGAAGCTGGAATTGCTTCAAAGGGCGCAGGATAAGGGCCGCAATGTCAGTGCAGAACAGCGAGCCGAAATCGAGAAACTTGCGGAGGCATATGGCAAAGCTGCGGAAAAAGTCGCGGCTATGTCGTTGGCCGAGGAACTTCAGTTTGAACGCGCACAGATGTTCCGTGGCCCGACAGAGCAGCGAGTTTATGGTCAGCTTCGAAGTGCTGGGATTAGCCCTGACAGTGAATACGGTCAGGCCATCGGCAACCAAATCAGGCTGAATGAGCAGCTTGCCGAGGGGAAAGACCTTGCTACCGATTTTGCGCAGGGTCTTGCCAACGATCTTCTGAATGGCGTGTCTGCGATGGATGCACTGGCTAATGCTGCAAAGAACCTTGGGGCCAAACTGATAGAAATCGGGACAAACCAGGTCATCAACAGTCTATTTAGCAGCCTAGCGGGTGGTCTTGGCGGTGGTTCTGGGTTCGGAACGAGTTACTTCCCTCCCGCACCTTCAATGGGTGGGTTTATGTTCTCGTCTGGCGGCTACACCGGAGCGGGCGGCAAATATCAGCCAGCAGGCATCGTCCATAAGGGCGAGTATGTTGTTCCAAAGAACATCGTAGATCGCATTGGTGCGGGCAATATCGAACGCATGATGGACGGGTTTGCTGGCGGTGGATTGGTTGGCGGACCCCGTGTCCCATCCGTGCCTGCTGCCGCCAATAACAACTCGTCATCCTTCACCTTCGCACCTGTCATCGACGCTCGCGGAGCAGATGTGGCCGCTGTGGCTCGTCTGGAGCAGGTAGTGGCTAAGCAACAGGCCGAATTTAGCGGGCGTGTTGTTCAGACCATGAGACAGGCCAAATCAACCCGGAATTGGAGAGGCTAAGTGGCGATCACGTATCCCTACGACATCCTTGCCGACTTTCCGGGTTGGTCTACTGATTTTGATCTGGCTTACCGGCAGGAAACAAGCCGAACGGCTATCGGCCAGACCTTCGTCAAGGACTTCGGTTCACCTCTATGGACGGCTTCATACCAATCCCGATCTATGCGCCCGAATGAATTGGACGCTTGGCGGGCGCGGCTGAAGGCGCTGGAAGGTGGGCTGCAACAGTTCCGGGGCAGGCCCACAAGTCGGTGCTATCCCATTGCCTATCCGAAGGGCGCGGGCATGGGCGATGTGTCGGCGGTAACGGTCGGCTCTATTGCCACGGATCGAAAGACGGTCGGCGTATCGGGTCTTCCGGCTGGGTATGTCGCCAGCGTTGGCGATTATATCCAGATCGGCGGGAATAACCTTCACCAGATCGTCAGTGTTTCTGGAGCGTCGGTCGAAGTCAGGCCGCATCTTTGGCCGGTCTCGGCTGTGGGTGACGCTGTGACGCTCGTTAAGCCGTCCTGTTTGATGACGATTGTGCCGGGTTCGATCAACACCACGGCTGATCTTTCGACTGGCCGGGGAGTTATCACATTCCAAGGGTTTGAAAGCAGGTAACCGATGGGGATTACGTTCAAAGGCGTGGTCAACGCCAGCCGTACCGGGTTCAAGTCCATGAACATTCGCTTGGACACCATTGAAAGCGCCGATGTCGAAGACGGGTTTCTGGTTATCAGGATCAAGGACATCGAACCCATTTATACGCTCGATGAGGATAAACCATGCGCAATCTCTCCCCAGAAAACTACGCGGCTCTGCAAGCTCGCCAACTGGTGGCGCGGGATTTCCTCTGGCTGGTAGCGCGTGATCGTTCAACCGGCGCGAACTTCTCCTATGGCTTCTGGTCAGACGTTGGCGATGTGCAGGCACCGATGCTCAATCCGAATACCGGGCTTGCCGAGACGCGAAACTTCGAAGGTTCTGGAACGCTCATTCAGATCAGCGACATACCGCTTGTTGCTAATCTGACGGTTCAGACAATCGATGTCACGATGAACCAGATTGATGAGGCCGTGAACAATATCGTTCGCGGATATGATCTGAAGCAGGGGCAGGTAGAGGTTTATCGCGGTCTGTTCTCGCCAGTCTCACGGCAGTTGGTTGCTCCGGCGGTCAATCGTTTCATCGGCTATGTCGATCAGATTGAGATCAACACTCCGAAGGAAGGTGAAGACGGCGCGGTCAAGATGACATGTGTCAGCCATTCTCAGGAGTTCACCCGGTACAATCCCGGCACCCGGTCACATGAAGACCAGAAGAAACGCGACCCGAATGATGACTTCTTCGTGGATGCATCGACCATTGGTGAGCGTGAACACTTCTGGGGCCAGAAGACAGGCAAGGTTGCATCTAATTCGGTTCTTCGCATTGCAACGCAGGTTGTGGCAGCGAACCGATGATCCGGCAAGCTGTGGCCGCAGACCGATTGGCTGTCTTGTCGATGGTCAAAAGGTTTCATGCTGAGAGCGGGGCAGGGCTTGCGTTCAGTGCAGCCTTGGCCAGCCAGACCATTGACCGGGTTCTGGCCGATGACAATTCGCTCACTCTCGTCCTTGAAATAGATGGCGGCTTACGCGGGATATTCGCGGCGACGATCCAGCCACACTTTTTCAGCCTAGAGCTTTGCGCACAGGAACTCGTCTGGTGGGTCGATCCTGCCTATCGGGGCCGTGGCGCGGTGAAAATGCTGACTGAATATGAAGCTTGGGCGCGGGTAAAAGGCTGCCGCGCGGTCAATATGGTCGGTATGGGTGGCGATCCGGTCACGACACGACTTTACGAGCGTCACGGTTACACGGCGCAGGAACGACACTTTTTGAAACGGCTCTAGCCGCTCTCCGAGGACATCAATGGCTGTTTTTACAGGCTTGTCCGCCATCGCGGGCGGGCTGCTTTCGTCTACCTTTTTGTCTGGTGCTCTCGGTGGCGCTCTGCTGCGTATTGCCGTGGGCGTCGGCTTGTCTCTGGCTGCTCGTGCGCTGTCAGGCGAAAAGACACCGGAAGCGGGCGGCGTAAAGGGCAAGCTTCAGGCCGGTGGCGATGTTTCGCGGTCTGTCGTGTTCGGGCGCACCTGTACGGCTGGCTCACTGGTCTATGCGAATACATGGGGCAAGTCTGGCAAGACGCCGAATGCTTATTTCACTCAGGTGATTGCGCTTGCTGACCATCCGATCCGTGACCTGACCGGGCTGTGGGTCAATGGCGAACCCGTCACCATCGACACGAGCGACACGTCATATGGCGATTGGGGCTTTCCTGTCACTGAATACAAGACCGGCGGCGACGACAACCATCTCTGGATCAAGTGGTATGATGGCACCCAGACTGTAGCTGATCCGTTCTTGGTCAATACGGTATCGAACGCGAAATACCCATACAGCAACAAGCGTATCGGGAAGGGCGTGGCTTATGCCATCGTCACTGCCCAGATCGATGAAGAGCTGTTTACCGGGTTCCCGCAGTTCAAATTCGAGATACAGGGCCGCAAGCTCTATGACATTTCGAAAGATAGCACGGCAGGCGGTTCCGGTACCCATCGCTGGAGCACCCCGTCAACGTGGGGCGGCGATGGCGACGATCTGCTCGCAGTTCAGGCCTATAACCTGCTTCGCGGCATTATCGAACAAGGAACGTGGCTGTACGGTCTACAGACGGTCACCAGTGCGCGTTTGCCTGCTGCTGACTGGATTGCGCAGATCAACAAGTGCCGCTTGCAGGTACAAGGCCCTGACGGTTTGGAGCCGCAGTTTGTTACCGGCGGTGAAATCACAGTTGATACGCCGATTGGCGATGCGACTGATAAGCTCCTAACCGGTGGCAATGCCCGCCTGATCGAAAGCGCGGGCGTATACAAAATCCGTGTCGGTGAACCAGATGCGCCGGTGGCGTTCTTCACGGATGATGAAATCATTTCGACCGAGGAGCAGACCTTCACGCCGTTCTTCGGCCTGTCGGAGACGGTCAATGGGATCACTGCGACCTATCCAGAGCCAAATGAGGGCTGGAACACCAAGGCAGCGCCGCCGCTCTATAACGCCACATATGAGGTCGAGGACGGCAATCGACGCCTTCTGACCGATGTGCCGATGGATTATGTCTATCGGTCTGGTCAGGTGCAGCGCCTGATGAAAGCGGCCTTGAACGAGGCCCGCCGTGCCCGTCGTCACACGTTCGTCCTGCCGCCTTCCTACTGGACGCTGGAACCGGGCGATGTGATTTCGTGGACATCGGAGCGTAACGGCTACGTCAACAAGCTCATGCGCGTTGATGGCGTGACGGACAAGGCCAATCTTGACGTTGTTGTCGATCTGACGGAAGTCGATCCATCCGATTACGATTGGGACCCAGACACCGATTACACGCCGCCGGTCTTTGCGCCAATTGGCACGATCCGTCCGACGCCCCAGCCCATCGTTGATTTCGCGGCAGTGGCAGCGGTGGCAGTGGACAGCAACGGCAATAACCGTCGGTGCGCTATTCTGCTGTCGTGGGATGGTGATCAGCCTGACGTCGATCAGGTCATGTTCGAAGTCCGCACGGCCTTTGACCTTGGCGTGATCTATGTCGGCAGAACCGAAAGGGTCGATGTCGGGTCGATGCTGATCGCACCCGGTACTCTGTTGCCGAACACCGGCTATCAGATCAGGGCACGATACAACAGCTATGCTGGCAATCGTCCGTTTGAATGGTCCGACTGGATACCGGTCACCACGCTAGATATCCGGCTTGGCCCGCTCGACATCTATCCAATCGACATTGACCAATTGAACCAAGACGTCCAGCGCAATCTCGAATGGATCGGTGACAGCTTCCGCTATGTGCAGGAAGAGCTTGACCGTATCGGTGCGCAGGCGACCGAGCAGGACAGTGCGAACTATACCGACAAGCAAACGCTTCGCCGGGAAATGTCCGTCACTGCCGAAGGTCTCAAGGCTTCGTATACCGAGGCCATCGAAGTAGCCATCGGTCCCGGTTCGGCAATCGTCACCAGGATTGAAAGTCTGGAGGCTGTCGTCAATGACCCGGTAACGGGTCTGGAAGCGACCGCCAGTGCTGTTGATCTGTTGCAAGTGCAAGTTTCCACGATGGACGGCGTACTGACCGCCACGGCGAATGCTGTGACTGGCTTGACGGCGACCGTGGGCAACTTCTCGGCATCGGGGCTTTTCCGCACCACTGTCGAAGCAACACCGGGTGGCGCACTGGCTCGTATTGGTCTGAGTGTTTCAGCATCCGGCGGCGGCTCAACATCGCAGGCAGCCATCTTCCTTGATGCTCTGACAGGAGGTGCAAGCCGCGTCGTCATCAATGCCGATCAGTTCATTGTGACCAATGGGACGAACAGTCAGGCACCACTCACTTTCATTGCCGGTGGTTTGGCTCTTCAGGTCGCCAATATCGGTGATGTGACGGCGGGCATCCTGCGGTCGCCGGATAACAAGGTTGTCTTCAATCTGGCTGCTAAGACCCTGATTTTCAGCGATTAACGGTGATCCATGACACAGAGAGTATATCTGGCTGGGGGCGCAAGTCCCCGGCTGATAACGAGCAAGACTGGATACGACGCCACACCGTCACTGGCAGACCAGTACAAGACCTTTGACAGCAACTGGTTCAACGGCGGTGGCATTAAGTTCCGATACTACGGCAGCGCTGGGACGAATTTCGTCTGGAATTATCCGTATGCGCTGTCGTTTATTCCGAAATTCGCGGTTCAGTATCATGCGATCTGGAACGGGGATAGCTCTCGATTTAACACCTCGAACCCTGGGCAGCCGGGTTTCACTTCGCCGCCTCCTTCAGATGCTGTTTGCCTTTACTGGCAGGGGTTTATCACCATCAATTGTTCAGTTGCAACGGCGGTCGCTTACAACAATCGCGTGGCCCTGAACAATGCGTACTGGACAACCTCTCTCCCTTTGCGCGCATCAATTCTGGTGTTTGAAGCATGACGACACGTATGATTATTGGCGATAACGGCGGACAGATGCTCTTTCGTATTTCGCCACCGGGATATGACGCTTCTGACCGAACACAGCCGGGGGTTTTCGACAGTCGCAACGATTATCTGAAACTGCATGCCATAGCCGATCTGACGCTTACCAAATGGAGCAACAGCAGCCTTCGTTACTACCAGGGTGAGTATCATTTCCCGAACCTTGGCTATGTCCCGTACGTGTTCACATCGATCACCCCGACAAGCATTGGTCGCGTTTTTTATCCAAACGACAACAACCCGGCGACGACAGAGATGAACAACTTCTTCCAGATTTGCGTTTCGTCGTCTGGCATATGGGTCTCCAGCAGTGGAGGAACTTCTGCTGACTACGATTATCGGTTCCGGGCGCTGATCTTTAAGAACCCACTGGACAAGACATCGACATGACGACGCGCATCAGATTTTCTACATCAGGTGTGTATGTCTCCCAGCCGGGTTACGACGTTGATACGGCCAGCCAGCAGTATCTTGGCATGTTCCCGAATATGGGCGTCATGGCGCAGGTTCTGGATGGGTCTGTAACGCTTGGTGCTGGTGGGGCACAGGATTATGCAATCAGCAACCCGAGCCAGAAACTTCCATATGTCTTCCTGACGGCTGCTGACGGGGCGCATCCACACCGCGATACCTTCTGCGCCGAAACAAGCCCGCCATATAACTATGTCCGTATCCGAAACATTGCTGGCCCAACTCGCACGATCCGCTTTGCAGCGTTGATCGATAACACCTGACATTCAAGGAAAACCCGACATGACCGAGACGACGGTGAATGAACCGGCGAAGCCTACGCACGTGCAAATCGATCCGATGGCGGCGGCAAGCGAGGCTATGGCGCTGAATGAGTTCTATAAAAATAGAACATTACTTCTGGCGAATGAGATTACCGGCATGCGCGCCCAGATGACCATCCTCGAAGCCCAGAACGAAGCTTTCCGCACCGAGCTTGAACAGCGCAACAAAGACCTTGAAGCCGCTCAGAAATCTAAGAGGAGCGCATAATGGCAATACGCCCCGATTATGACATCGGTGAGTTGACGCTGACCTCTGGCAGCAGTGACTTCACCACGTCAGGCTCATCGCTCCAGACGGCAGCCGTACAAGCCGGTGACGCCATTATCGCCCCGTCCGGTCATGTCCTGATTATCGCATCCATCACCGGGCAGAACAGCGGCACATTGTTCCTGCCTTGCCCTACCGATGCAGCTGGAACAGGCTTGCCCCTGCGCATCCGTTTCCAGCCAGACGGCAGCCGGTATCAGGGCGCTGTTCGCAATCTGATCGACCTTCTTTCCAGCGGGAACATAGAAGCATTCGCTGCCCTTGTCGGCTCTGCTGGGTTGGTGCCAATCTTCACCGGCGTCGGCATGATGGATTTGGCCGATCCTGCTACCTTCGGCATCCAAGACCCGAACGGTACGTTGGGTCAGTTGGCTGCGCTAACTTCATTTCCGATAGCGGGACTATTAAATGGTTTTATAATCGCAAACGACCCAACAACGCCAAACAGCTTTATTAGCATATCGCCCGGCATTGCGATAAACGATGCGGGTACTATTTCCATGTCGATGCCATCCGGTATGCGGAAAGGGCTAAATGCCAACTGGAGCGGAGGCTCCGGCGTGGGTGGATTAGACGTTGGCTCTGTGGCGGCTAGCACTTGGTATCACGTGTTCGCGATCTATAACCCAACCGAAAAAATCACAGACGTCCTGTTCTCCGGCTCGATATCCAACCCACAGATGCCAAGTGGGTATTCCGCAAAAAGGCGTATTGGATCAATACGCACTGACGCAAGTGCCAACATCGTGCGTTTTCTACAAACTGGAGATTACTTTGCTTACAACACGCCAATCAATGTCATTTCAGGCGCTTGGGATGGTGGAACTACGCCCAAGATATTGCCGCTAACAGTACCTGTCGGCATCAAAGTTGAGGCAGTAATTGGGGCAACTTACCAAACCAGTGGCACCGCAGGGCAGTTTGTATTCGTTGCCATGGTCGATCCAGATCAGGGTGGGGTTGTGACGCTGAATAACAGTATGCTTCACGTTCCTCAAGACGCTATCATGACTACGATTTTCCGTGTCTATACCGACGTCAACGGACGGGTCTTGCGATGGGGCAATACTACCGCCGAAAACGATGTCACTGTTTCCGCATGGGTCCACGGTTATACCGATAGGCGAGGCAAGTAAGTGAAGAAAATTACAATAGCCACACTTGGTACAAGCCTCACTGCCGGGATACAGCCAAGTTATTCTTGGCAACGAAACCTTCATGTCTCGTTACAGAGTGGGAAATCCCTTGGTTCTGTCGTTCTTAACTATGGCGTATCTGGCGCAAGTTCCTCGGTCGGATTAAGCAGTCTTGAGGAACTTATTCATTCGCGGCCTGACATTGTTCTCATTGAGTTCTCAGTTAATGACGCTTACTCACCATATTCGATAACAACGGAGCAGTCGAAATCAAACATTGAACAAATTGTTGAATTGATGCGCGCCGACAATCCATTGGTTAAGATATGTCTCACGATACTCAATCCGCCAGTTCCCGGTTCATCAGCCTCAACATCAAGGCCAAACTACGCGGATTACAAAGCGGTCTACTACGATCTCGCGTCAGAAGATGAAGGGCTGGTGCTTATAGATTGCTCATCATCGTGGGGCGCGCCGACGCTTGAGCAAATACCAGATGGCCTTCACCCGCCGGTCGATCAATTCAACGCTGTTTCTCTTCCGGTGATAACGAATGCACTCTTGCCACTAATTTACTGATTTGCTTCGCCGTAAAGGTCGCATTAGATTGCCGATATGGGAAAAGTGACTTTTGCACTCATCGTGTTGGCGTGTTCTCTCTATTCCGAGACATCTTTCGGAATGAACATCGCCGTCTATGGTGATAGCACGTCGGAAGGGTGGCAACTTAAGCAGGGGGTTGGACGTATAACTGAAAACAACGTTCCGGCACTCCTGCAACAAAATCTCAGAAAGGCAATGAGTAAACCTGTAATCGTTAAAAATAAAGCGGTTGGAGGCACTCAGGCATCTCAACTTTTCATGGGGTTGGACGGCAAGAACAAGCCGTGGCGCAATGAGATGGCGTCGAGCGATGTGGACGTTGTTGTTATCAATTTTGCGTTGAACGATAGTTTCTATTTCGAGAAACCGAAGGACGGCCTAGCGAGCGAAACACCTGAAGCTTTTAGGTCGATCATTAACGAGATGGTCTTGATAGCAAAGTCCTTTGGAAAAACGGTTGTAATCGCCCAACCTAATCCAACTTGCGAGCCACTCCGAAGTAAATCGCTAGCTCAATACGTCGAAGCTCTTAACTCAGTTGCTCAAGAGCAGAAGGTTACAATTGTTCGTCATTTTGACGAAATATCGAAGCAGCCTGACTGGCGCGATAAACTGTCAGATTGCCTGCACCCTACCGATGAAATGTACGAAGATAAAGCGAACCGTGAATATCAAGCGCTGCTGCCGATCATTCGTGATTTAGAGCGAGCGCAGATCGGTACGCAATAGTTAGCGACAGTATAACGTTTTCAGCCGCCCACTGAGGCGGCTTTTTCTTTGCCGAAAGGAAAAAAGAAACCCCGGTCTAGCCGGGGTTGGGATTAAGCGTACATCCGTTCGCGGGTTGGTTCAGGAATTGGCCGCTTCATGGATTTAGCGCAATCGAGCCAATCGCTGATCGCTTCGAGAACATTGCTCAAAGCTTCCTGCTCTGTTTCGCCATCGGACATGCAGCCGGGAAGATCTGGAACAAACGCGACAAAGCCGCCTCCGTCTTCTACGGAGAGCGGTTCAATATGAATGCGATAATCATGCTCGCTCATTTTTCGCTCCTTTTAACTGCATCAATGAAGTCTACCAGCTTCTTTATGTACAGCGCCTTAATGGGCCGTTTGTAGGGTATGGTGAGGATATCAGTCTGGCTGGGATGTGCAACACCATAATGAGAACCATTGCTAGGCTTGCAGCATTCGACGCCAGCCCACGCGCATACCACTTCTACATCTTCAATGCGCCAGTCGCCTTTTGGGTTCCGTCGCATCTGGTCGAAGCGCTTTTCGCCCTGCGCCATACTTAATTCTCCCCGTCCGCCGCTCCAATAGCACGGGCGATCACATTTCTGCAATCAAACTTTCATTTCGAAAGGAAATCACCAATGGCCAAGGGAACCTTTGCCAAAGCGATGCCGCATGTCTTCTCGGAAGAGGGCGGGTATGTCGATCATCCGAAAGACCCCGGCGGCGCAACGAATATGGGCATCACGCTCGCTACGCTATCGGCTTGGGAAGGTCGGAAGGTATCGAAAGCCGAAGTGAAGGCGCTGACCAAGACCAAGGCAACGGATATTTACCGAGAGAACTACTGGAACAAGGTTTCCGGTGATGGTCTGCCTGCCGGTGTCGATTATGCGGTCTTTGACTTTGCCATCAATTCCGGACCGGCCCGCGCCGTGAAGATGCTTCAGAAGGTTGTCGGCGTCGATCAGGATGGCGTCATCGGCGCAAAGACACTCGCTGCCGTTCGCAGGATCGCCGCTGACCGGATCATCAATGAACTGTGCGATGCACGTTTGGCATGGCTGAAAGGTCTCGGCACATTCTCGACGTTCGGTAAGGGCTGGACTTCGCGTGTCTCGCGGGTTCGGTCTCGCGCTCTGGCGTTCTCGCGTGACAGTACTCCCGTACCTTCACCGGGGCCGCAGGTTCCGACAGGCAAGGCCGTACAGTCGGATACATCGCTCAAGACGGTATTGTCCAAGCCGGAAAGCTGGGGGCCTCTGGGCGGGCTAATTAGTGGCGTATCTGCGATGGCTTCCGGCTCCGGCCCGATGCAGTGGGCGCTTGCCGCCGCAATGGTCGCGCTTGTCGGTATCGGTCTCTACTTCTTCATCCAGCGGGTGAGGAAAGAGGCATGATCTGGGCGCTCATTCCTTCATGGCTGAAATACTCGCTCGCCGCCCTTGCTGCCGCCGCCCTAATCGCTGGCGGTAGTTATGTCGCCGGAAAGCTATCAGGCAGGGCCAACACGGAAACCAAGATCGAAAGGCAGAACAATGAAGCCACAGGCAAAGCTCTGGACGCTGCTCACTCTTATGATGAGTGCATTGACGCTGGCGGGGTGTGGACATTCAGCACCGGCAAATGTGAGCGGCGTCCGTAGTGTTCTCGGAACTGAACTGCTAGGCGCACGCGGGGCAACCGAGGCAGACCAACGAAAGATCGACCGCACCGTAGTGCGCGGTTGTGCAGGCGGCGTATGGTCGAAAGATGAGTGCGCTATTCACGACAAGAAGTAATAGGGGCAACCGGGCGGATGGATGCAACGAACATGCCAGAAGAAAGCGATCTCCGGTCCCGTGTGGTCGGACTAGAACATGCGACACAGTCGAATAATCAGCGGTTGACCATTCTTGAAGGATGGCAGCGCCAGAGAGACATCGACAGCGCTCGCCATGATGAAAAGTGGGTGGCGATGGAAGCCCGGATTGATACCCGGTTCAACGGGCTGGAAAGTGCAAACAAAAGCATCCAGTCAACGCTATCCCGGATTATGTGGATTGTGGTTAGCGGCATCCTCGGTGCTGCTGTGACATTTATTATCAGCGGCGGGTTGAGGTCGATATAA